GTGAAAACGGCGGAATGTTTAACATATAAATGTCAATAAAAAATCTTAAACCTACTAATAATTCAGGCTTTATACAAGGATATTTTAATCCAAAAAATCCAGAAAAGTATATTGGCCCAATCCCTATTATTTATAGATCATCATGGGAAAGAAAGTTTATGATTATGTGTGACACAAGAGAAGACGTTATTAAATGGTCAAGTGAGCCAGTAGAGATTAAGTATATTTGGTCTTTTGATAAAAGAGAACATAAGTATTATCCAGATTTCTACATGAAAACTAGAAGTATTGATGAGGGTGTGGAAACGTATAAAGAATTTTTGGTTGAAATAAAACCAGAAGCACAGATTACAAAGCCATCTCCTCCTAAAAAGAATAGCCAAAAGGCATTGAAGTCATATAAGTTTTTGGCAGAGCAGTATATAAAAAATAGAGATAAATATAAATATGCACAAGCATGGGCTGACAACAGAGGTTGGAGGTTTATTGTGTTGACTGAAAAATCTCTGAAATAATGGGTAAAATAAAAAAGGACATTAAGGATTTAAGTAAAGAAGCTGGTAGTAAAACTAAAGCACGAAGAGGTGCTGAAGAATGGTTTGAAAAAGCATCCAAATCTGTTAGAGACAATTCTGTTGCCAAATATAGTAAACCATTTAAAACGGGTATGATTCATGTATTTAGATATGATAAACCTAAAAATATTAAAACTCTACCGTGGTGGGATAGAAATCCAGTAGTATTAGCACTGGATCCACATGAAAGCGGAACAGACGTTGGTATTAATTTAAACTTATTACCAGTACAAATGAAAGAAGATCTATTAGATATGATCTATGACAGAATGGAAGGGCAGATTAAATCAAAATCTGGAAGGGCATCAAAAGACAATGCAATGACACAAGGTCAAATAAACCTAATTTATAAAGATGCTGTAAAATTTTTAAAACAATTTGGTTTTGATTTTGCAGTTAGACAATATATTCCACAACTAAAAAAGAATCAAAAGGTAGTTTCTTATGAAAGTTTGGCAAAAATAGCGCTATGTGACTTTGATGACTTAGATGGTATTGGAATTAACGAAGTAAAGCGTGCGTTTAGGGAACACCTTAAAACACGCGGAAAAAGAAAAGATATATAAACAGAACATAATAATATAGTAATATGGCAGGATTTAACGATAGAAACGGACCATTGAGTAATGGATCAAAGCCTTTTAGCATATCAAATGCATTAAAGTCTTTATCCTCGTTCGGTATGCGATATGATGATTTAGTCTTAAGACAATCACAAGCAATTGGACCAATGGAAGCAGAAATTGGTTATGGTCAAATGAATCCATTTGGTGTTGACAACGACGACATCTATGGTGCATTTGCAGCAATGTCTATGACAGACACTAACCTAAGATCTAATATTCCGTTCTTTGATCAATCATATGAAGGTAAAAGAGAAGAACTTAGAAAGTTTTCATTAAACGATGAAGTAGAAGATATTTTAGATATTCTTTGTGATGAAACAATAGTGTATGATGAAAAAAACTTTTTCTGTTACCCTGAAATTTTAGGTATTGATATATCAGATGATGTTGATAAAGATCTTAACAAATATTTCAGACAAATTTATCACTATTTTGGTTTTAATTCTGATCAATCTGCATGGTACTTCTTTAGAAAATTTCTTATTGATGGATATCTTGCTTTTGAAATAATTTATTCCCCTGACCAAAAAGAAATTATAGGTTTTAAAGAATTAGATCCTATTACTCTTATTCCAGGTTACAATCACGATGATGGTAAAAAAGTTTGGGTACAATATAAAGATGATCCAGTAAAAGAAAGAAAATTATATGATTCACAAGTTATATACATTTCTTATTCATCTATAACTACTGCATCTAGAGTTTCATATATAGAGAGATTAACAAGAGCATTCAACTTGTTAAGAATTATGGAACATACCAGAGTAATCTGGGCAGTGACTAATGCTTCATTTAGAATGAAGTTTGTAATTCCTGTAGGTGGTAAATCTAAAACTAGAGCTAAACAATCTTTGGCACAGTTAATGAATTCTTATAAAGAATCTGTAGATTTCGATTGGGAATCAGGTACTTTAGCCACAGACGGTAAACCAATGCTACAATTTAGTAAAGAATATTGGTTACCTTCTAAAGATGGTGATTCACCAGAAATAGAAACATTAAATAGTGAAGGACCAGATCTTTCAGATACAGAAGCACTTAAATACTTCTCAGATAAATTAAAACATGTTTCTAAAATTCCTTACTCAAGATTCTTATATGAAGATGGAGGTGGAGATTTCAACTTAGCTGCTGATGGTATGATTAGGGATGAGATCAAGTTTGGTAAGTTTATCAAACGATTGAGATCTATATTCATGGAAATTTTATCTAAGCCTTTATTTATTCAAATGTGTTTAAAATATCCTGAGTTTACAAATGATCCTCAGTTTAAATCACAAGTAGCTTTAAGGTTTAATGAAGAGAATGTGTTCTCGGAATTAAAAGACATGGAATTAATGGAAAAACGATTAGACTTTATTGGTACTATGAGAGATTCGTTAATGACAACCAATCAAGAGACTATGGAAGAAGAATACTATTTCGATCAAGAATACTTAGTTAAAAAATATCTTAAACTGAGTGATGATGAAATTAGAGCAAATGAAGCCTTTAAATCTAAACTGGCAAAGAAGTCGGCTGAAGAACCAGAGGCTGAAGATCCATTCGCAATGTAAAACAATGATTAAAAAAGATATATAAAACATGAAAATTATCAAAACATTTAATGACTTCATATCTGAAGATGCTCTTAGAGCTGGGGAAGATTCTAAAGTCATAATCGACGATCTAAAGTTAGATTCTGGTCCTGAAATTAAATCTGCTGAAATTCTAGGAGCTATTACAGCAGCTTTAACTGATGAAGAATTTAAGCAGTATTTTTATGAAACATATAGCGAAGCTGCCTTTGCAGAAGGTGAAATGGATATTCTAGTAGGCTATTATTTAGATAAATCGGCAGAAGAAGCTGAAGCTGAAAAGGAAGCTGAAAAGGAAGAAGAAGGTGGTGAAGAAGACAGCGATGACCCGCTTGCTGGAATGTAATAAGATATTTCAATAATAAAGTATGATATATATTAAAAATACAAAAATAAAATATTATGAATAATAATAACGATTTATTGATCGTCGAGATGTCGTCATCTGCATTGAGTGTTACTCCATCGGATAATAAAGACTACATTCTGGAAGGTGTTTTTGGTCAAATTGATCAAAAAAATAAAAATAACCGTATTTACACAGAATCCGAATATGTTCCTCAAATAGAAGCATTACAACAAAAAATCGGAGCTAGTAAATTACTGGGTGAATTAGATCACCCTGCACAATTTGATATTTCTTTAAAGAATGTATCTCACATTATTGAAGAATTAACTTATGACAAAGATTCTAAAGAAGTCAGAGGACGTATTAAATTATTAGATACAGATGCTGGTCGTCAAGCTAAAGCCTTAGTAGACGCTGGTGTACCTTTACAGATTTCATCTAGAGCTGCAGGTGCAGTTGAATCTAATGGACAAGTAAAAATTAAGCAATTGTTTACATACGATTTAGTAGCTGACCCTGGTTTTGAAAACGCAGAGTTAAAGAGAGTTAATGAATCTTATGGTTTTTCAAACGACACAGGACTTTATATATATGAAGTTGGTGAAGCTAATTTAACTGAAAATATTGAAAATAAAACTACAAACACACAAATAAAAGAAAATAAAAACATGGCAGAATTTGTAAAATCTGAGGATTTCAATAAGTACTCTGAGTATTTAGCGAATGAGATCAAGACACTAAAAGAGTCTATTGAAGCTAAAGACGAAGCAGCTTCAGGCGAAAACACAGTAGAAAATCTAACACAACACAATAACCACATTGTAGAATCAGTTAATGATTTAACAGAATATGTAGGGTATATTGCTGAACAATTAGATGGTTCTATTCAGTATACGGAACATGTAGCTGAAAAAACAGATCAATCTATTTCTTATTCAGAAAGTATTGCTGAAAAACTAGATCAAGGTATTTCTTATACTGAGCATTTAGCAGAATCAGTATCTAAAGTTAAAGATTTCGCTAATTATTTAGCAGAAGCACATAACGAAGGTGCTGAATCAAACAACACTTTATTAGAATACGTTGAATACTTAAAAGAAAACTTACAATCTGTCTCTGAATACGCAGAATACATTGCTGAATCTTTAAACGAAACTGTTGAAGAAGTTGAAGTTAATGTTGAAGCAGAAGAAGATAAAGAAGAAGATGTAGAAGCAGCTGATAACGTTGAAGGTGAAGAAGTTGCAAAAGAAGCAGGCGAAGATAACGAAGAAGTTACTGAAGAGACTGAAGAAGTTGAAGAGACTGAAGAAGTTGAAGAAGTTGAAGAGACTGAAGAAGTTACTGAAGAAGAAGATCCTGCAAAAGATAAAGACGAAGCTGAAGACACAGACGAAATAGAAAACATCGGTGATAATTCAGAAGAAGGTGCAGTTGCTGCAGATAGCGATGAAGCTGGAAAAGAAGTTGAAGAAATTGAAGACGAAGAAGTTGAAGCTGGAGATAATTCAGAAGAAGGCGACGTTGGAGGTGAAGAAGTTGCTAAAGAAGGTGACGAAGACGCTGACGATGCTGTAACATCAGATTCTGAAATCGAAGATGAAACTGAAGAAGCTGATGCTGGTGAAGGTGAAGAAGAAGCTGAAGGTGAAGATGGAGCACACGATCCATTAGAAGCTTATAAAGCAGATATCTCTTCTAAATTAGACGCACTAGTAGAAAATGCAACTAAAAAAGAAAATGAAAATCCTTCATTCTTTAAAGTAGTATCATCTGCAACTAGAAATAAATATAACGAATTATCAGAATCTGCTAAAACAGATGTTAGAGGAATCGTTTCTAAAAGAGGATTTATGACAGAATCAGAAATTATGTCAGTAATGAATGAAGCACAACTTATTGTTGAAAGTGCAGGAGCACAACCTACATTCATTGCACTTATGCCTTCTGAATATAAAGAAGCATGGGCTAATCTATCTGAATCTAAACAAAATAATATCATCGCACAATCTAAATACCACACATTGAACACAGAATATCAAGTTGCTAATTTCTGGCAAACTAGAGACTTAAGAGACACTAAAGTGGAATTAGAAAAAGTTGCAATGGTAACTGAAGCTAAGAAAGAAGAAACTAAACCAACATTAGGATATGATGTATCAGGTATGGCAGATGCTTTCAAACAAAGGTTCAATAAGTAAAAAATTAACAGATATATAAATTAATCGACGATAAGGGTGACAGAAGCAGAAAACCCATTGAATGTCGAGTTTTTAACTAAACAACAATAAACAAAAAAAACGATCATTAAAAATGGCAAATTTATTAAACGAAGCTGAGATCAAGAATACATGGGCACCGATTATCTCGGAAGCTACAGGTATCAACGAATCTAGCAAATTAGCGTGGATGTCGACTTACTGTCACAACCACAAACTTTATGAAGACGCGAACATCATGTCTTTATCTAACAACCCTGGCCCAATGAACTTAACAGGTATGGGTGCAGTATCTTTTCCTGCTGGCGCTCCTGCAAACGGTGCAGCTGATGCAGCTAAAGGTTCTGGTGACAAAGCTCCAACATTATTGCCTTTGGCAATGCAAGTTGCTGCTCAAACTATCGGTTTAGACTTAGTACCAGTAGTACCAATGGCTGGACCAATGGGATTATTGTCTTACTTAGACTTTACTTATGAAGGTGGTACTGTTGCATTAGGTGCAACTGCTCCAACTTACATCAAAACAGCTTTAGCTAAAGCTGGTCTTGACGAAAATGTAGGTACATCAAGAATTGATGGAAAAAACATCATCAAGATTGTTGATGCAGTTGCTGCTGGTGAAACAATCGCTGACAGATATGCTGACGCTTCATTAGTTGCTGCATTAGAAGACCACATTGCTGGATTCTCTGGTGCTGACGCTAACGGTAAGCCAATGTCAAGAGAAGTTGGTGAAAGAACTGCTGATAAAGTAATGGGTCTTTCTTTATTCTCTAAAAGTGTTGCTGCTGAAACTTTCCAAGTTGCTGCTGCAGTTACAAGAGAACAAGTACAAGATTTAAAACAATTCGGTGTAGATGCTGTTGC